TAGTCCGTAACATAAAACATTATAAACAAACTAAAAGGAGGCAAAAATGCCAGTATCAAGCAGTAGTTTACTAAATGTGCTATTTGAAGAAGTATCCGCAGATCTTATCCCATATTACGATAACTCTGTATTACTTCCTTCTCCAACCTTGATTGTAAACAGTTACAATCTCGAAGGCGCAGTAGGTAACAAAATGAGAATCCCAGTCACGAATGCGTGGGGCAAAGCATCGGATGGTTTAAGTGAAGGCGCAGATATCACCAGTGGTGGTAACGCAGGAACTTTACCCGATTTCGCACCAACAGCCGTAGACTTATCGGTTCAAAAGAAAGGTGCTTATTCATTAGTGAATATGGAAGCATTAGAAGATGGCGGTTTAGAAACCGTAAGAAATAGTGTGGTAACAAGATTATCAAGAATGTTAGCACAAACAACAGATGAAGCAGGCTTCAAATATATGTTGAATAACACAGGTACAGCACCAGCAAACGCGGCTGTATTAGACGGTTCAACAGCAGACAATATCGAACTTGTAAACACAATCACAGGTTCACAAGATATCTGCCCAGTGTTCTCACCAGAGGCTATGGGATATGCGGTTAAAAGATCCGCAGAGTTGAAGCAGTTTGAAGACATCTCAAAAGACCAAGTTGAAATGGTTGCTACAATGAGAAACGGCTTCTGTCAAGTTCACAAAAACTATATCAAAGCAGTCGCAGGTAATACTGCCGTAGGTGCGTCAGCACAAAAGGCTACTTTGGGTGATTTTGGACACGCAGTTGCTAAACTAAGAGCCGAAAATGCTCCAACAGACGCAAGTGGTTTTTACTATGCGGTGATTTCACCAGCAGTGGAACTACAACTTGTGGAAGCACTAACAAATATCTCATCAACAGGTGCGATAGGTAGTTTAAGTGCTCTTGCTGAAAGAGTATTGATTGATAGTCTTATCGGTCAAGCAAGTGGTATCCGTTTCTTAAGAAGTAACAATATCGTAACAGGCATTGCCGCATCGTAAGGGGAGTTAGTTATGGCGTTTATTACAGTAGATGGATCAGTTACAAGTTATTGTGACTCAGCAGACATTCGCGACAAAGATCAAAGAATATTTGATAGTAACGAAATAAAGTTTGCCGATGCTCCTAATACGCCTACTACTCTTGATGAGTATCTTGAAGACTTGGCTGTTAAAAGCACAGACAGAATCAATCAAAAGATTAGGTCAAGTGCTAAATGGAGACAGTATTTGGGAGTAACAGGACAAGGGATTGATGATTTCAATAACATTCCTGCTATCAACCCAAACAGAATAGTTAGTCGCCAAGCAGATTTCAGCGATATGACAGCATATTACGCCTTAAAGGAGTATATACTGCCTAAAGTTGCTGATTTTGGTGATGAACTTTCTCCCGAGGTCCAAAAAATCCAATATTATGAGAATAAGTTTAACAACTTGTTTGAAGAACTATTAGATATGTGGGACTGGTATGACAGAGAGGGCGATGGTATCGATGATGAAGACCGTATGGTGTCATTTAGAACTAATCGCAGAACAAGAAATAAAAGAGCAACAACAAGAGTTAGGTAATGAGTATTAGAAGTACATTGCTTACACAACTACAAACAGATCTTGCTACAGGTAACATATCTGTAAGCCAAGAACTGCCGTATACCAGTGGTAGTGACACTCTAAACATCAAAAATATGAAAGTTTTGTATTTAGATGCTGAAGAGACAGAACTAACAGAGGCATACCAGTTTGTGAACAACAGCAATGATATCTATCAAACAGAAAGTGTGTTAAATGCTTTCCTAAGTGTAGATGCTAAAAACCAACCAAGCGATTTAGATACTCGTATTACAAGTATCTTAAATGCCAAGAGTTCAGTGGCAAATGTTACATCTGCTACAAGTAGTGTAACAACTGAAATCGAAAGCGATATACTAACTTATACATTTGAGTATAAGTTTACAACAATATAAGAAAAGGAGACCCAAATGGCAGTAATAAATGTAAGCCAAAGCACAACTGAAGCAACAGTAGTGATCGGAGACGCAGGCGCCAACTTAGCGGCGGCGGCGAATACTATCACATTGGCAAACCTACAAGATATTACGGTTACAAATAATCAAGGGTCTTTTAGATACCAAACTTTAGACAGTCAAAGTGAAGCAGTTGTTTTAACAGTTGCTACTAACAGCATTGGACTAAACTTGGTGGTCGACGAGAACCAGTTCTTTGGTGATGGAGCAAATGCTTCACCAGTCATCAATAAAGGATTGTTTGGAACCAGTAATGACAAAACATCTATCGACTTTAGAGTATATTTTGAAGGCACTTCCGTAAGTGGCAACAAATATATCGAAGGTAGTGGATTTATCACAGGACTTGCTCCTACAGTAAATCCGGGGGCGCCTTTATGGGTTACTCCAGTTACTATCGAAGTCAACGGTGATTTGACAGAAGGTGATGTCACAGCATAACTTCAGTAGTTAGACTTTATACCCCTTACATAACAGTAGGGGGTATTTTTTAAGGAGAAGATATGGAACATAAGTTTTTAAGACTATTCAAACACGGTGTTTGGACTGGCAGAGAGGATCGTATGATTACATTACCAAATGGTAATACAGTCAATATGGATGACTATGCTAAAGAACACGGTATTGATTTGCCGGATAGCAGTATAAAACATACTAAAAAGGCAAAACAAAAGGAAATAAATATAGATATAGAGGAAACCAGTTATGAAGATATGGCAGAATCACTCGACGACGGACATACTGAAGTCGATGGTAGAGGAGACAGCGAAGGCTAAAAGCGAACTTCGTTGTGCGGAAAAAGATTTAGAAAAAGCATCAAACAGACTTAGTTTTTGTTTGAGTGCGATAAACCACTTGTTAGAAGATATGGAGAAAAAACAATGAACTTAAAAGATATAGCAACAAAACCAAAACTCATTAAACTGACTGTAGATAATGAAGACATAGTTAAAAACTATGGAGAAGCATTAGACTTCTACATTTACGACAGACAGCCAATAGCCGTATTCGGCAGATTAGCAAACGCAGATAAAGAAAACTTTACTGATATTGCTGATTTAATCAATGCTTTAGTATTAGACGAAAAAGGTGAAGCAATCTGTAAAGATGGCTTACAGTTACCTATGGATGTACTAACTGAAGTTATGGGTTTAGTCAGTAGTCACTTGGGAAAGTAACAAACCATATTGTTACCCCCGGCGAACCTACTACTAACTTTTTGCTAATGGTTGATCAGTTGGGTAAAAGATATGGAAAGTTACCCAGTGAAATCATATCACAAGCAGATAGTTTTGATGTTTCTATTCTTGATGTAGCATTTACATACGAAAGGTATGTGAATGATAAAAACAACAAAGATGTAGCAATGAATAATGATTATTTTGATACAGAAAGTTTGAAAGAAGTAGCCGAAAAGGCAAAGGCAAGAAATGAAAGTAAATGACGACATATTCGAAAAAAGAATGAGAAAGTTAGATAAACTTCCTAAAAATGTGTTGCGTGAAGCATTACCAAAAATGCGTAGCAACACTCCTAAGGATAAAGGATATGCTCGTAGTCAAACTAAAATGGTAGGTAACAAACTGAAAGCAGATTATCCTTACGCAGGCGCCTTAGACGCAGGTAGTAGCAAACAAGCACCAAAAGGATTTACAGAACCTACTATAGAAGATATGGACAAAATAGCCGAAAGATTAGTAAAGAGAATATAAATGGCAAAAGATATTAGAGTAGCATTAGAGTTAGACAATAGACAGTTTAACAGAGGTTTAGACAAAAGTAAAAGAGAAGTCCAATCATTTGGACAAACTTCCAGCCGTGTAGGCGGTATTGTAGCCGGCTTGGTAAGTGTAGCGGCTATAAAAAGTGTTGTTGATTTTGGCGACAGAATAACAAACTTAAAAAACAAACTGCTTACACTAAATCCAAGTGCTGAAGCAGTAAACGAACAGTTTCAAAGAATAAAACAAATCGCAGTAGATTCACGAAGTGATTTAGACGGTGTAGGTGATTTATACTTTAGAATAGCAAGAGCACAAGATGAACTTGGTATATCCAGTGAACAAACAGCAACTATTGTAGAATCAGTATCCAAAGCCATTACAGCAAGTGGACTATCGGCACAAGAAGCACAAGGACCGTTATTACAGTTAGGACAAGCATTACAAAGTGGTAGATTCCAAGGTGATGAACTTAGAAGTATATTAGAAGGTTTGCCGGATGTAGCAAGAGCATTAGCAAAAAGTCTTGGTGTGCCTATTGGACAACTTAAAGAGTTAGGTAGTCAAGGTTTAATCACAGGTGAAGTGTTTGTGGATGCTATGGCACAAGCCAAAGACAGTATTGACGAAGCATTTGGTAGAACTGATGTCACAGTAGGACAAGGTTTACAACTTATCAGCACCAGTTTCGCAAGTTTAGTTGAAACATTTGGTAAAGAAACAGGTGCGTTTACAAGTGTTGCTGAAAGTTTAGAAAAGATAGCAGAGTTTGTTCAAAACTTAGCAGATAGCACTGATGCTATGAAAAACTTTGGATTAGCAATAGTCAGTATTATAGGATCATTTTTACTTTTACGAGGTTCATTTAATATAATAAATGGAGGCTTTAAGGATTTATCGCGAAGTGCCTTACTTAGTGTAAAAGGACAAGGCGAGTTTTTGAAAAGTTTGAAAGGTGTAGCAGTAGGAACAACAAATGCTATAATGAGACTGGTAGGTCTAAAAGATGTAGGAAAAGCAAGTGTAACTATTTTTGGTAGGTTGTCTATTGCGGCAAGAGGCTTAGTAGGATTATTAGGCGGTCCTTTAGGTTTAGGCGCGGCTGTTGCCAGTGTTATATTTGCTTTACGAGGTTTAGAAGATGTAGACCAAATAGATTTAGTTAAAAAAATCAGTAAAGATGGTAAAGAAGCAACTATCAAGGCTATAGAAGCCATAAGAATAGAAATAGAAGAACTTAAAAAAGCACAAGATGATTTAACAGGCAGTTTCTTATTGGATATAATGAATATCCGTGAAAGTAACAAAGAAATAGCACTATTAGAAGAAAGAATAAGATTACTATATAAACAAATAGATGATGGTTTTGTTGGACCACCATTACCTAAAGCAATAGCAGAAGCAAGAGAACAACAAAAACTGTTAGAAGAAGCCGCAAATAAAAGCAAAAAAGCCATATTAGACTTTATGCTTAGTATAGGAAAAGAAGAAAGAACACCCGAGGCCTTTACAGAAGCATTAGCAAAACTAAATGAACTATTTGCTGATGCTAAAACTAATGAACAAATATTAGAATATGAAAAGAACTTGCGAACATTGTATAGAACATTCGGCGAAAAAATGCCTAAAGATGAACTTACTCCATTTGAAGAACTAAACAAAGCAGTAGGAGAAGTAACTAACTTACAACAGTACAATACTGTATTAGGGCAGATTGTTGAACAAGCAAAGTTATTAGGTATAAATGCCGGCCAATCCGAGGAACTTATAGAAAAACTAAATGAAAAAATCAGTAAGAGTGAAAGAATATTTATGGTATTCCAAGATGCTATTAGTTCCGCAGGTATGTCATTAGGAGACGATTTAGCAAATGCTTTAGTAGAAGGCGAAAGTGCCTTAGACAGTTTTAAGAACTTCTTTAAGGAAACAGTTAAACAAGTTATAGCAGAAGCCATAAGACTTACTATTGTAAGAGCATTGATAAACAGTATATTTGGTGCTTTTGGTTTTGATGTAACATTTGGAGCAAGTAGCGATATAGCATCAGTCAAAAAACGAGCAAGTGGCGGCCCAGTAATGAACAATAAACCTTATATTGTTGGAGAGAACGGCCCCGAGTTATTTGTTCCTAACAACAATGGTTCTATTATACCAAACAACAGAATGGGAGGCGGTTCTACAAGTGTAACTTATAACATACAGGCAGTAGATGCTCCAAGTTTCCAAGCCTTGATAGCAAGAGACCCCGATTTCATTCACGCAGTAGCAAGTAAAGGAGCAAACAACTTACCAAGTGGTAGGAGATTTTAATGAGTTTTCAAACAATAATCAATAACGCATCTACAATAAGTGTAGATAATATGCCTATAACCAGTAGCATAATGAGTAGAAGCAACAGGTTAAAAACAGCAAGTAGAGGCAATGCCATATACACATTTACAGTAAGTGTGAATAGACCATTTGAGTTTACAGGTGCTAACAGAGGATTGCTACAGGTTTTACAAACAAAAAACAAAACAGTAGAAGAAGAAATAACACTTAGTTCAACAAGTGGTATGGGTTTTATAATGGGTTACGCAGGCACACTGACTACACAACAGTTAGCAAACATAACCATAGACAGTCATACAGGTAGCACAATAACCATAGATACAAGTGGTGTTAGTGGTATAACAAATGGTGATACTATATTTGATGTAGGTGATTATATACAACCTGCTAACAGCAGATATACATATCAAGTAACTTCAGCAGTATTTGGCAGTGACATTGCTTTGGATTTAGCAGATGTTCCAGTTCATAGACCAATATATCCTTCAACAAGTGATAATGGTAGCAACATTGATGGACAAGCATTAAATGTGGCTAACAACTGTACATTTCATATAAAAGCATTACAGGTGCCCACATACACTATAATCCCCGGCAGACTGTTTACATTTGATAGTGACTTTGTGTTTGTGGAGGTTATTCAGTAATGTCAACCAATATACCAGCAGTTCAAGGCGATAATATACAAACAGTTATTTTTGTAACATTAGGTCCTATAGAAGGCAATGTGTATTATGTTGCTAACACTTATAAACCATATACAGTGGGCAGTAACAGTTATACTGCTTTAGGCAGTCTTTTAGGACTCACAGAAATAAGAGATGAACTGAGAGTAAGTAATGGAGATGTTGGTGTTACATTTAATGGTATACCCACAGACCAAGACTATGTGAGTTTGGTGTTAAACAGCAAAGTAAAAGGTGCTCCTATACAAATAGACAGAGGTTTTATACAAACTGACGGAACATTGTTAAACAATACAGTTTACACAAGGTTCAAAGGCATAATAAACAACTATAGCATAAGTGAAACAAGAGAACCATTTAGCAAAGACACTTATCATAGTGTTACTCTACAATGTAGTAACATAAACACGGTATTGGAAAACCGTGTTGCTGGTAGAAAAACAAATAAACAAGGTATGAGAGATACATTTGCCACTGATGGCAGTTGGGATAGAGTAGCAACACTTATGTCAACAGCATTTGACTTTGGTAAAGGATATGGAGAGAACGCCACAAGCGGAGGCGGTGGCGGTAGTGGTGGAGGAAGTTCCAGTAATAGACGAAGATAGATATGAGGATATATGAAAGTAAGACACAGTTTAACAGCACAAGATGATGACAAAATCATCGAATGCTTAAAAGAGTTTGCTGATTATCAGCCATTTGGTAGATTAAAAGCAGAAGCAGATGATTATAATGATCATCACATAAGAAAAGTTTTAGATATAATAAGAAAAAGAGGTTTGTTATTATTAGTAGACGGTGAAGAGGATGATTTGGCAGGTGTTTTAATGTCAATCGAATCCCCCGATATATGGATACCTAAAATGGTAATAATGAATGAACTGGTATGGTGGGTATCACCAAACTACAGAGATACAAGTGTAGGATATAGATTACTAAAAGAATACACAGATGCTTGTAAAATACTGGTGGAGAAAGGCAGAATAGCAAACTTCACAATGACTCTGTTAGAAAACTCACCGGAGATAGATTTAGAAAAACGAGGTTGGGACAAAATAGAAACCAACTATGTATTTGGAGTTTAAGTAATGGGTGTTTTTAGTGCCATAGCCGCAACATTTAACTTTATAAGAACAGCATTGTTATTTGCTGGTGGCGGTGCTTTAGGTAGCACATTAGCAGGCACTATTGCGGCAACAACAGCCGCCGCAGTCATTACAGGCGCAGTAGTTTACGGAGTAGGTAGAGGAGTAGCAAGAGCAATGGCGCCGGATTTTCCGTCCGGCACCACTGGTCTAAATGGCGGCACAAGACAACAACTGGCACCTAATACAGGATATAGGGTGCCTGTTGTTTATGGTCACGCATTTCAACAAGGTATAATAACTGACGCCGCAATAAGTAGTGATAATCAAACAATGACTTATGTTTTGACACTTGGAGAAAAAACAAGTGGCACAACAACATTAGGCAATGTGTTTTTTAATGACAAAAGATTAGTATTCAATGGTAGCACCGCATCAGTCACATCTACTGTGGATGAAGATGGAACATCAAGCACAGATTTTGCGGGTAATGTAGAAGTATATGTTTGGGACGGCGATGGCGACTCTGCCAATGCTCTAAGGGGTAGTGTCGATGCTCATACATTGGTTGATCATTGGACAAGCACAGAAAAAAACAGCAACACAATATTTTCAGTTGTTAAAGTAACATACGATCCGGAGAGTCAACTTACTGGATTAGGCACAATGACATATGAACTGACTAACAGTTTAGATAATCCTGCCAATGTTATAGTTGATTACTTAAACTCGGATATATACGGTGCGGGTATATCAAACGCAGATATTGATATGAATGCTATAAGTGATTTACACACTTACAGTAATGAACTTATAACATATACTGACAAAGATGGAGCAAGTGCTACACAAAAACGATACACTATGAATGGTGTAGCAAACACTGGAGAAGATTGTAGAACTAACTTAGACAGAATGCTAACTGCTTGTAACAGTTTCTTTACATTTGATCCTAAACAAGGTAAATGGAAAGTCACAGCAAACAAGGCAGAAAGTATTGCCACATTGGCGAGTGCTTTTGTGTTCAATGATGACAACATAGTTAGTGATATAAAACTTACTACTACTGCTTTAGGTGGTAGTTACAATAGTGTTGAAGTAGAGTTCCCCGATAAAGAACAAAAAGACAAAAACAACTATACAACAATAACATTACCAAGCAATCTGCGTGAAGCAAATGAGCCGGATAATGAAATGTCAATACGAATGGAGTTTGTGAATAACAATGTACAAGCAGAGTATTTGGCCAACCAACAGTTACGACAAACAAGAGAAGATTTAGTTGCTCAGTTCACAGCAGACTTTAGTGCTATACAAGTAGACGCAGGTGATGTAATCAAACTGTATGAAACAGAAATATACGGACAGAATAATAAACTGTATCGTGTAATGAAAACTGTAGAAAAAGAAACAGAAGATGGTATGATATTAGTGGATGTCACTGCTTTAGAATACAATGCTGATGTTTATACAGTTGAACCTATAACAGAGTTTACACCAGCAGATAACAGTGATATCAGTTTATTCAATAGATTAGGACAAACAACTACTCCAACAGTTGATAATGAAAGAAGTTTATTGAGTTTACCAGTGTTTGATGTAAACACAAATACACCAAGTAGTGGTATATATGACAGGGCAGAACTTTGGTATAGTGTAGCCAGTAACTTCAGTAACAGTCATTTGCTGATGAACAAAACAACACCAAGTACATTTGGTAATGGCACAGAAATAGAGTTTACTGTAAGAGGTTTACCCACAGGCACATATTATTATAGAACAAGAGCAGGTAATGAACAAGGCTATGGTGCTTTTAGTAGCACATCATCAGCACATAACTGGACAGCAAATGTTCAAATAAATCCTGTTACCATTATTGACAGCAATGATCCAGTATTCACAGTGGATGGTAACTTAAACATCACTATGATACCACAAAGTATCAGTAATGCTTACTTAGATGCTTCAGTTGTTACAGCATTAGGCGAAGCCGCAAACATAACAATACCCGAGGTAGCAGGTTATTTTTACTTTGACAGCACAGGAAATACCAACGCACCTTCTACATCAGCATTTAATACGCAAGTAGGCAGAAATCCTATAAACAATGATGTTGTGGTTGTAACAAACACTTCTAACACTGAACAACAAGCCGCATATATACACAACGGCACAAGTTTTGGCGCACAAACAGATTTTATAAGTGGTGGATTAGTAACAGATGGCACCATAGGAGCAAACAAGATTGTTGCTAACAGTATTGATACCAGTTTACTTAGTTTTACACCAATAACTGAAATAGCAGGGCAAACAGGTGCTACAATATCATCAGCACAACTTAGCAGTGGTGGATTACAACTTACAAGTGACAGTATAGCAACAAGCAGATTAAGTGGTAGCATTCCTGTATCACAAGGTGGAACAGGTGAAACATCAATAACAAATCTCACAGCAACTCTTGCCGCAAATGGATTACGACTTACAGCAAACACAATCAATGTAAGCGAAATAACAGGAACATTGCCGGAGAGTAAGGGTGGAACAGGTGTTACATCAAGATCAGCGGCTTATACAGCAGATGGTGTTAGATTAGACAGTCAAACAGTTCCATTTAGTGATGTTACAGGCACGGTGCCCGAGAACCAAGGTGGAACTGGCACAACAAGTTTTAGTAGTGCCTTGACAGCACAAGGTGTAGGGTTTGTAAGTGGTTCTAACGCAAACTTAGGTGATTTAGCAACATTAGATGACATAACACTTGCTAAAGTTACAAATGCTGGTAGTTTAGCCGCATTAAATAGTGTTGCTCTAAATGGTGGCACCACAACAGGCACATTACC